ATGTCGTATGATAATAGAAGATTGTGAATGTGAGGAGGTGTCTAATGAATGAGAAACCATTTATCGAAAGACTAAAGACCGCCTATGACAAGCAGAGATTTTCTTGGTTCGTTATAGACGGTCAAGGCAATACTATGGCTGAGGGTTTAGATGAACTCTCAGCTAGGGAGTATTCTATGAGAGACTCTGACTACTCTATAGGGTGGAAGGAAGAGTCACCAAAAGATGTCACCGGTGACAAGATTAATGCTGAAGGCATCCCTATTACCTATGAGAATAAGGACATCCTAAGCGAGGAGGATTTCAAATGAGGTGTCGCTGTTGTGATAGATTATTAACTGAATGGGAGTCTAAGGCTAGAGACCCTAAAGATAAGTCTCAGTTTCTAGACATTTGTAGTATCTGTAGATACAAGTCTAATTATTATCTTGATGAAGAGGAGGTATTAAAAAAAGAAGATATTCATATTGATTATGGGTAAAAGTGTAGTATAATATTACTATAGATGAAAATAAAGTGACAATCATAATGGTTATCACTTTGTTTTTTTCTTTAGTGTGAATGATTAGAGAAACACTAGTCCAAGTGACGGATGTCTGTTGAGTGTCGACAACTCGAACGGAGTCTTATAATAGCTTGATTAGTGTGGAGGGTCGCTCCCTCCGGTTGCCTAAGCAAACAGCTAATGTTGTCTGACGCAGTTTACCAATGTACTGCGGATACAGTGGACTTCTCTAGTGTTTCTCTAATCGTTTACATCTTAGGTGAGTCTAAGAGACCCGCCCACCTAAGTTTTTTCTACAGGGTCTTGGAGTATAACTATGATAACTAAAGGTATCGCAAAGTACGTCTATCTTGATAGCACGGAAAAATTTCAAGGTGAGGACACCGGTAAGTACACACTTACTGTCGCCCTTGACTCTAAAGAAGCTAAGGCTCTAGAGAGTGAAGGTGTTAAGGTTCGCACTATCAAGACTGAGGACGGAGGGTCTTATAAGGCTCGTAAATTCTCAACAAAATATCCTCTCTCTTTTGAAATGGTTAAGACTGCAGACGGTGAGTCTATAGGTCACGATTTTGGAGCAGAGAGTGTCGTTGAGGTACTATGGAAAAAAGGTAACGAACACCCGCAACACGGTGTTGCTACCTATCTCACTGCAGTCAAGGTACACGAGCGTACTGAAGGCTACAGGTCTGCTGATGAAGAGACCGGTGAGTTCTTCTCTGCATAAAGCCTCTACATTCGTAGAGCATCAGCCCTGCCCTGCTTGTCGAGAGACAGGTGGGGATAGGTCAGGTGATAATCTATCGGTCTATTCTGACGGTCACGGTTATTGCAATGCCTGTGGACATTATAAAAAAGATGTCACCGGTGACAACAATTTTGTAGAGGAGGTAAATATTATGCAGACAATAACACCGAGAGGTGTATCTAATGCGTCAATTAAAGATAGGCGTATATCATCTAAAATCACATCTAAGTTTGGTGTGACTGTAAGTTACGACAAGAAAGGTCAGGTAGAGAAACACTACTACCCATACTACGACTCTAACGAGAGCAATAGGCTACTCGGCTATAAAGAGAGAACTGTCGCAACAAAAGAGTTTCAAATAATAGGTACTAACAAAGGTTCAGGTCTGTTCGGTCAGGAAGCTAATCGTTCAGGAGGTAAGTATCTAACTATATGTGAGGGTGAACTAGATGCCCTTTCCGTCAGCGAAATGTTTGATGGTAAGTGGCAAGTGGTCTCTCTAAAGAATGGAGCGTCATCATCAGCACGAGATATCAAGGACAATCTAGAGTACATTGAGTCTTTTGATAATGTCGTGTTATGTTTCGACCAAGACCAAGCCGGATTTGATGCTGTAAAATCTTGTCAAGATATTATATCTGTCGGCAAACTAAAGGTCTGTAAGCTACCTATGAAGGACGCTAGTGAGATGTTAATGAACGGTAAGGTTAAAGAGTTTACTAACGCTTGGTGGTCAGCAGAGTCTTATACACCTGCAGGTATCGTTAAAGGTAGTGATACTTGGGAACATCTATTGAAGGATGAAAATATCGTGACTGTAGATTATCCTTATCGAGGTCTAAATATGTTGACTTATGGGTTCAGAGAGAAGGAACTGGTAACTATAACAAGTGGTGCGGGTATGGGTAAGACTAGTCTTGTAAAAGAATTGGAAGCATACATACTAAATAGGACTAATGATAACCTAGCAATAATCCACTTGGAGGAGTCTATCGAGCGTAGTGTTAAAGGTCTGATGTCTATTGAAGCTAATATGCCTATCCACATACCTCAGTTTGAACGAGAATTAAGTGATGAGGTTAAGAAGGATTTATGGCAGAAATCTGTCGGTGATAAGAATGTATATTTCTATGACCACTTCGGTAGTATGTCTGAAGACTCACTACTTAATGTGATTAGAACTTATGCTAAATCTTATGACTGTAAATGGATTGTCTTAGACCATCTATCTATCGTGGTCAGCGACCAAGACGGTACTCTAGACGAACGAAAGACTATTGATGCTATTATGACTAAGCTTAGGAAGATAGTGCAAGAGACAGGAGTAGGTCTATTCCTTATCTCTCACTTGAAACGACCACAAGGTAGAGCACACGAAGATGGTGGGCAGATAAGCTTATCAGAGTTAAGAGGTTCATCCTCTATCGCACAGCTATCTGATATAGTTATAGGTCTAGAACGTAATCAACAGGATGATGACCCTATCATTCGTAACCAGACTACATTGAGGGTTCTGAAGAATAGGTTCTCAGGTTTAACTGGTAAAGCCTGTAAGTTACAATATGATGGTGATACTGGTAGATTAACGGAGGTAGAAGAAGATGTCGAAAGCTTTTTTTGATATAGAAACTGACGGACTCAACGCTACTCGAGTACACTGCATCTGTGCAATGCTTGATAATAATGAGCCTACTGTTTACAATTTTATAGGAGGAAACATATAGGGAAATTTTCGAGACTGGTTGGCATCAGAGGATGTCGATACGCTTGTGGGACACAACATTATTAACTTTGATGTCCCTATTCTGCGTAGGCTTAGTGGGTTTCGTTGGGATTTTAATCTTCGGGACACTCTTGTACTTAGCCGATTACACAACCCTAGCCTTGATGGAGGTCACTCTCTAAGGTCTTGGGGTGAGAGACTATGCGACCTCAAGGGTGATTATCAAGGTGGTTGGGAAGAGTATAACCAAGAGATGTTGGAATATTGCCAACAGGATGTCAGAGTCACTAAGACATTATATAATCATCTAGAAATGTGGAGGAATCAGCACGATAATGATGAAGCAGTAGATTTAGAACACGACACTGCTAATATCATAAGAAAACAGACCGATAATGGTATGGTTCTAAATGAAGAACGAGCTTATGAATTACTCGCTGAGATGAAAGAGAAGGTATTAGATATAGAGGATGAGGTTCACGAGAGATTTAAACCTCTGCCTGTATGGACACCTCTAAATTATCCTGAAGACAAAACTCATACTAAGGATGGTCGTATGACTAAACGCTATCAAGCACAATTAGATAGGGGTGCTGACTGGAATGATAAATATGAATGGGGATACTATGAGTATCCAGAGTTCAATCTAGGTTCTCGTCAGCAGATTGCTAAGTATCTTCAGCACTTCGGGTGGAAACCTAAAGCATTTACTGATAAGGGTAATGTTATTGTAGACGAGAAGGTTCTCAAGTCTGTCAAAATACCTGAAGCACAATTGATTGTGGATTATCTGACACTTACTAAGCGTATAGCTATGGTTAAGAGTTGGGTAGAAGCAATCAATGATGATACTGGTAGGGTACACGGTAATGTCAATTCTTGTGGTGCAGTTACAGGACGAATGACTCACTCCAAACCTAACTGTGCTCAAGTACCGGCTACTAGATTTGATAAGGATGGTAATGTCTTATGGGGATTTGAAGGTGGCTATGGTGCTGACTGTCGTGATTTATGGGTTGTACCTAAAGGATACAAACTAGTGGGTGTAGATGCTAGTGGTCTCGAATTGAGAATGTTAGCACACTATATGAATGACCCTAAGTATACGAAAGAGATTGTTACTGGTGATATACACAGTGCTAATCAGAAGTCAGCTGGACTACAAACTAGAGACCAAGCTAAGACTTTCATCTATGCCTTCCTGTATGGAGCGGGTGATATTAAGATAGGTCAGGTTGCTGGAGGTGGTGCAAAGCGTGGTCGTATACTTAAGAAGAACTTTCTTGATAATACTCCAGCATTAAAACAACTTAGAACTAATGTCCAAAGGAAAGCTAAGAAGGGTTGGGTACGAGGTTTAGACAATAGGAAACTACATATACGTTCTGAACACTCAGCACTAAATACTGTACTCCAGAGTGCAGGTGCTATTGTAATGAAAAAAGCATTGATACTTTTGGATGAGTATGCGAAGCAATATAATGTAGACTACAAGTTTGTACTAAATGTTCACGATGAATTTCAATGTGAGGTTAGAGAAGACCAAGCAGATTTCTTTGGAGGTCTAGCGGTTGGTTCAATAGTACAAGCGGGTAAATCTTTTAACTTAAACTGTCCACTGGACGGTGAATATAAGGTAGGTGAGACGTGGCAACAGACACATTAGTAGATGACATATATCAGATGATAGACACCAAAGAAATTCCTGATGGTGTAGATGTCGAAGAAGCAATAGAAACATTCGGTGAGAATGTTAAGAATATATTGCGAAACAATATTACAGAGAGTAAGTTTGATAGACGTAAACTTAGGATGTCTAACATAGGTAAGAAGGATAGACAACTGTGGTATTCTTACAACGGATACAAGGGTGAGGAACTTATGCCTCACACTCGTATCAAATTTCTCTACGGTCATTTGATTGAAGAGATGGTACTAGCACTCACTAAATTATCAGGACACGAGGTTACTGATACACAGAAGAAAGCAGAGGTTGGTGGTATCAAAGGTTCTATGGACTGTAAGATAGACGGTGTAGTGACTGATGTTAAGTCATCATCACCTTATGGGTTCAAGAAATTCAAGGATGGTTCTCTTATTAATGATGACCCATTTGGATATGTAGACCAAATCAAAGGTTACGCTCATTCTGAGGGTGCTAAAGAGATGGGTTGGTTAGTTATGGATAAGACCAACGGACATCTAACATACCTGAAGTATGATTTGGAGGATGAGTCTCAATGGTACTGGACTAAACTGAACTTCTTCTCGATAGTAGAAAGGATTAAAGCTATCAAGAATATAGTTAAGTTATCCAAGCCACCTAAGAGATGTTATGAACCAGTGGCTGATGGTAAGTCAGGCAATATGAAGTTACCTGTCGGATGTAGCTACTGCTCATACAAGCACGAGTGTTGGGGTGATGAGCTCAGAACATTCATATATGCTAATGGACCTCGATACTTAATTAAAGTCGAGAATTTACCTAATGTTATTGAGGTGGATAAAGATGGCAACAAAGTTTCGGTCTAAGTTAGAGAAGGAATGTTCCTTAGCATTAGGTAAGGAATGGAAATATGAGCCCTGTAGGATAGCCTATACTATCCGAAAGAACTACACCCCTGACTTTGTTAAGGGTAAGTATCATATAGAGGTTAAAGGGTTCTTCAGGAGCGGGGATAGACAGAAGTATAAATCAATTGCTGAACAGATGAGATTTGAAGGCAAGGAGTTGATATTTCTTATGCCCCGCCCCGATTCTAAAGTTGCGAAGGGTAATAAAATTACTTACACTCAATGGTGTGCTAAGTATGATATTAAAATATTCTCAACTAAACAAATAAAGGAGTTAAAAAGATGGACAAAGGATTAGAGGTTTCCTATAAAGGAGTAGCAATGACACCAGAAGATGTCACCGGTGACAGCATTAATCCAAGTCACTATAAGCAAGGTAATATTGAGGTCATAGATTTTATAATAGACCAGAAGATGGATTACTTAACCTCCAATATTTGCAAGTATATTTGCAGGTGGAGGTTTAAGGATGGTGTGTGTGATTTGAAGAAGGCTAGGTGGTATTTGGATAAACTCATCAAACAACAAGAGGAGGGAGGAAGTGCCCCTAACCCTAAATGAATTAAAGGAACGAATAGTTCAAGAAAATATAGACCCTTGTACTCTGTGTGAGATACTAGATGTAACAGTTGAAGATATATTACACGAGTTCGAGGATAAACTAATGGATAAGCGAGAGGAGTTTGATGATGTTGATGATACCTACTGAAAATTTTATATTACTAATGTGTGGTCTATTAATAATAGGTGCATTTCTATTATGGCGACACGGAACTAGGTGTTATGACAGGGGGATAACAGATGCTGTTCTCTTACATAGGAACGGAAGACTAAAATATAATACTTACTTAGACGATAGCGGGAGTAAGATGGTCAACATTGAAATTGAACCGTTGGATGAAGACTAGCAAACCTCATCCTGTCAGAAACAAACTAAAGTATGCTCTGAGATATGATAGGCTCTGGCATACTAAAACTATTACTAACAAAAAGAAAGAGAACAAGAAGAGAGGAGTACATATAAGTGAAAACATTACCGAATGATTATCAGAATTTTATAGCACTTAGTAGGTATGCTAGGTGGCTACCTGAAAAGAAAAGAAGAGAGACTTGGGTAGAAACTGTCGCTCGTTACTTTGATTTTATGGAGGAACACCTGAAGGAAAACACTAATCAGGAATTAGTTCCTAAGACTAGGAAGGTGCTTGAGAAAGCAGTATTGAACCTTGAGGTTATGCCTAGTATGAGAGCCTTGATGACTGCGGGTAAGTCATTAAAGGATAATAATATAGCAGGATACAACTGTGCTTACTTAAGTGTAGACCATCCCAAAGCATTTGATGAATGTCTTTACATTCTGATGCACGGAACTGGTGTAGGCTTCAGTGTTGAGAGACAGCACATAGGTAAACTACCCGAGATACCTGAGCAAGTAGTAGAGGTTGATGATATTATTGTCGTACAAGATTCAAAAGAGGGATGGCAATCAGCCTTTAGAAAACTAATCAGTTATCTGTTTGATGGTGAGATACCTAATTGGGATATATCTAAAGTCAGACCGAAGGGTTCTAGACTAAAAACATTTGGTGGTAGGGCTAGTGGTCCTGAGCCACTGGTCGATTTATTTCATTTCTCTTGTAATATCTTCCGTAATTCAGCGGGAC